CACCCTTGCGGGTGTGGCACGTGCCTAGCGGCACGTATGCGACCAGCAATTACGCTGGCCGATACCCTTTCACGTCAGGAGGGTCTGTACTACTATGGCGAAAATCCAGAAACTGGCCTATGTGCCTAAAGTTGACACACGAGGCCTACCTTTTGGACTTGATCCTCGTAAATTTTACGAGTATTCGTCACAGAAGCGCAGAAAATATGCGACTGGTATCGAGGGATATCTCTATAACCTGATGCCTTATAACTTAATTAAGTCGTTAGCTTTCGCTATCGACCCGTTAAGTCAATTTAAGGTATCGGCTACGAGAATCTCACCAGCTAACCGTACTCGTAGAAGGTTCGTTAGTTCTGTCTTAGATAAACGTGGTTACGTTTATCGAAAGATATCACAAACGGATCCCTATAAGTACGACCTGGATGGATCTTACGACTTACAGACTTCGACGTCATCACTGACGCCCCAGCCTGCTTTGTTGGAAGAATCCATTGATATCGTAAAGCGTGATCGACCCGTCGGAAGTGACATGGGCGAATTTACCAAATGGCAAGTTCGACCCAGTTCACCAGGACGTACCGCTCGCGATTTTTACGAAGTCCTTGAGTGGTATAATGGTTCACCTGGTTATTATTATCATAATTACCAGACTACCACCTATACCTCACAAGGCCCAGCCGCGTATATCACGCAGTCCAAAGTAGATGAGCTACGTGCTAAAGTTGCCAATTCCGCGATTGCAGCGATGCAATCAAAGGCTTTGGTCCTATACCGGGGATGTTCTTCCCAGCGTAGGGCAACAACTTTGACACGAAACCTCATAGAGCTCAGAGATATGCCGAGAGCCGTCTTGCAATTACAAGAAAGCTTGAAGCGTCTCCGTGCTTTATCCGATGCCTTGAAGATCCCGAAGAACGTGTTGGCGCGAATTCACGCCTTTAAGACCACGGGCTTCCAGATTCCGAAAGAGTACTTATCGTACCAATTCGGCTGGCGTCAGACCTACTCGGATATTCGTGATTTGTTGCTTGCCCCTGAACGCATATCAAAACGTGTAAACTTTTTGATACGGCGCAATGGCAAGGCAACGACGTATAGAAGTCAGGCTGAAGTACCTGATTCCTATGCGACATCCTCCGGTTTCGCTTATAACGTATTTACGAATGAGAATGTGAAAAGTACTAACACTCAAGTTAGTATGAATCACATATTGAAGATGGTAATTAACGCCACCTTCGAGTTCCCAGACGTCGATACGCCGCTCTTCCGTGAAAAAGAGTATTCACGGCAGCTCGGAGTTGTCCCCACACCAATGGACCTCTATAACTTGGTCCCTTGGACGTGGCTTTTTGACTGGTTCAGCGGATTCGGTAATTACCTCAACATTATTGAGGTCATTAACGATGATACTGAACTGATCAATTGGGGATTACTCACTGCTAAGACGCAGGGAGTACTCAAGACAACTTTCGATAGCGAGACTCGGGACCGTCATTACCTATTTAATCAACCTGTGCGGTATAGATATAACCGCTCAAGTCATATTAGTAGGTTAGACTTCGATTCTCAGTTGAGAATCGATGTCGCGACGGTGCTAAACGTGAGGTCCACAGGTGATCCGAACTCCTTGAGTTCGTTTCAGCTGTCTATCCTTGGGTCTATCCTAGCGGGTAAACTCAAGTTTTAGTCTCTATACAATCCGTATAGGGACCCCATACATTTAACAGGAGTCGTTATGCTTGTTGACCCAATCACTGTCGCCGCTTCTGCCCCAAATCCCGCCCTTACGTTGGCAATTGTCAACCAGGACGGCTTTGGTTCAGAACGTCGTGATTTGAACGCGGGGGGTTATACCCTCAAGATCAATCACGGCAAGTTGAAGGATGGCGAACGTCATTATATCCAGCTTTTGCTGGATAAGGACGTGACCGATCCTTACACTGCGGTGGTACGACGCAAGTCTGCGTCGTGCTCCCTGTCTTTGTCGATCCCTGTCGGGTTCAGCGCTACTGAGGGTGTTAACCTCATTAAAGCTTTGCTCGACACGATCGCTGACACGGACGTGACTACTACGAAGTTGCTCCAGTGGCAAAGCTGATCAGCGAACTAGTGGCACTCCTGCCCATGAGGGCAAAAAGCGTCATTAAATTCACGATCACTTTTCTACTAGGTTCAACCTTCATGCTCACCGCCCTCGCGGGCGAGGAACATGTGGATGCTGCGGTCCGGTTTCTCAACTGGATTCTCAGCTTCCTGTAGATACCTGATCATTATATCAGGAGGGTCGTACAACATGACTTGGAATGATCAACCTCAAGGAGGTGACCATGAAAAGTCCAATTGTACTCCTTCGAAGCCTACTCAAAGATGTGAGTAGGTTAGACCCTGACGTGAAAGGCCTCGAGAGAGATATCATCACTCTCGAGAAAAGGTACAAACACGAGGGCTACGGTTTCCTATCCGTAGCTTTACCGGCTTTTGGCTCAGCCCTTCAACAAGGCTTGGCTTCGGGTCGGTTCTGCTGCCCACTTGGTTTTAAGTTGACCAAGGGGGGGATGCTCCCACGTCTCTTTGTGGGTTTATCCTCAGAAGTGTTTGAACCTATAACTGGGCTCCTTAGAGAGAATGTGGATCCGAGTAAGCTGAAAAGCTTATATCAGATTCTATTTCTCTTTAAGAAAATCCAACTCAGCGAGGAAAGCAACGACAAATTGCATTCCAAAGCTGTAGAAGGATTTTATTCTAATGATACCATTGCTACCGGGGTAACTTTCCCCGATAGTAGGAAGTACGCATTAGAACTGCTAGCACGCTTTACGATGCCAAAGTTGCGTCTTAACAACTTTGACGACATTGCGTGTCGGCATGGCCCAGGTGCTGTGAAAGAAGGACTAAAGGCGAACCAGAAGTGGAACGCCGTTGTCGATGCTATCTTCCAAGATAGCATTGACACAGAGTCGTATGGTTACGATAGTTTTGCCTTATCGTTTGGTGAATCTTTGTCGGATTCATCAAATGGCATACCTATCCTACCATCCGCCCTGTCATCCTTCGATTACAGAGCCTCGAGCAACAGTGCAAGACTAATTTCGGTCCCGAAGAATTCTACTTCGAACCGAACTATTACTGTCGAACCTGTGTTGAATCAATTTATTCAACAAGGACTGAATGTTACACTACGAGAAGAGATTCTCAAGTGTGACATTCTAAGACAGTGCCTTGCACTTACCGACCAGAGCAAAAATCAAGAACTTGCCCTGGAAGGTTCCCTTAACGGTAAATGGTCGACAATTGACCTTAAATCCGCATCGGATCTACTTTCTCTCAAGTTAGTAGACTCGGTGTTTGGATCCTTCCCCGACTTTCATCGGAGAATGGTTGATTGCCGAACCTCATGTGTGAATGACGGTTTTTCCGACGTCACACTTGGTAAGTTTGCCGGTATGGGAAACGCACTTACATTTCCTGTCCAAAGTATCACTTTTGCATTAATTTGCATCAGTGCTATTCTGGATCATTTACACTTGCGTGTAAATAAAAGAAATGCAATGCGCGTTGCTCGGCATATACGTGTGTACGGCGATGATATCATCGTACGCACTGAATATGCGTCGTCAGTGGTTAACTGGTTACATTCGTTCGGTCTTGTTGTGAACGAACGTAAAAGCTTCCTTGAAGGAAACTTCAAGGAGTCTTGTGGAGTTGACGCATTTATGGGAGTTGATATAACTCCCATCTATGTTAAACCCCGCCCAGATAACACCTCTACAGAGGCAAGTGATATAGCTAGCTTAGTATCACTGTCCAACCAACTTTGGTTGGGCGGCTACTACTCGGCTAGCGAGTGTATTAAGAATGAAGTTGAAGAGAGATTAGGATACTCTCTCCCTCTTGTATCTAAATACACTTCATCGCTTGGTTGGATATCTCGTCTTGACGCAAGCTATGCCACACGTTGGTGTAGTAAGCTTCATCAGATGCTCGTGAGAGCACCAACTATCGTCCCTTGTAAAAAGGATGATAACTTGGACGGATATCCGGCTCTTCTTAAGTTTTTTCATGTCCCCCTTATTGGGAGACCTCTGAATCACCTCAAGAAGACCGCTGTTCGATTCCAACTTAGAATCGTTCAGAGGTGGGTGCACGTACCGATATAACAGTCGGACGTAAAGTCTTGTCATTCAACAATTTTGACAAGCCAGAGAGGTC